ACAAGTGCGCCGTCTATGTCGTCCCGATCCAAATAGGCGTGAATCAAGCTGACATACCCCTCAAGGTGTGAAAACCAGCCCTCATTGAACTCGACCGCATCCATTAACGCCCGCCACTCCGTACCGTATTTTATAATATTATCTGCATCCCGCAGCGCGGCATATGTCTTAATAAGGTGGACCAGATTGTGCATGTCTGTCCGGTCTTTTTCGTAGCCCTCAAGCAGAAGAGGCAAGCTACGCTCTATTACCTTTTCCGCTTTCAACTCCGCATTACCCTCAAAGATATATCCGAAGTGATTTAAGACGATTTGCGGAAGAAACGCATAAGGCGCCGGTGATGTCGGCCTGTTGTGGACCGCACCTTCGAAGCAAAATTCTTCGCTATTGAGGAAAAGCCTCTGCAGCAACCCATCGCTGTAATTCGTACATGCTTTATTGGTAAAGCTCCGCATGGTGACAAAACCCGTAGGCCGCTGAACTGAATTTGGATTCACCAAAAACCGCTCAAGAAATTCCAGCGAATCCTGCGTCAATTGCTCGTCAGCGTCAATCACCATGACCCATCTGCCCTTAGCGTATGAGATGGAAAGATTCCTTGCCTCCGAAAAGCTGTTCTGCCATTTATGCTCAAAAACCAGACCGGTATATTCAAGGGCAATTCTCTTTGTGCTGTCTGTTGAACCGGTATCAACGATAATCAGTTCACACCATTCACGGTGTATGAGTGGGAGTGAGTCAAGACACCGCCGGAGATTCCGCTCTTCATTTTTGACGATCATACAGATGGATAGAATCATATTTCCCAATTTTTTAGGCTTACCTTCTGGACCTTTTCCACCAGTTTCTTAGAGCTTCGGCATAGGAACGTAAGCATTTCATTAACTTCCTCAAGATTGAAGAGCGTCCCGCCGGTTTTCCGATTAATAAACTTGCTGCTTACGCTGAGAATCTCATACTGTCGGTACTTGTAATACCCAAGCTTATTCAAAACAGGTTCTAATATTTTCATAACCCCGCCAGCTCCCTTAATTCTTGACCGCTTTTGACTTCCTGATACCTCGGCTTCTCTTCTTTTTTGTATTGAGGAATAGACGCTGAAAGCATCACCAAATTTGCATAACTCGTTCCCCACAGAATATATTCTTTGGAGAACCGGAAATATTTAATTAGTGATCCGACGAATTGCCAATGGTTTGTGGATCCTCGGTCTTCGCTATTCTTGTCATGCTCGCCAAGACCGTACAGGCCAAAAAATCCATTACCCCCATCTGCTGAACAACGACATTGAAGATTGTCTTTGCCTCGCCGGCAGACATATTTTCCTTAATGAATTTTACCATCCTGTCCGGAGGGTCACTCTCTTTATTCCAGATTGCAAGAGCAATCACGTTAACCAGCTTATCCTCATTTTTCGCAAGATTCATTGCCGCCAATTCGAGGAAATTAATATTGCCCGTCTCTCCGCTCAGTTCGGCCTCGCCAATGAAGTCATATTCCAGTAAGGCCTTGCCTATTTTAATGAGAGAACCCAAAGAAATGGGCTGGATCTCCCACACTCGCTTCGAGCTGCACTTAAACAGTCGTTGCCGTAGGGTAGGATGCTTTATTCTTATTTCGACGGAGACGGCCTTTTCAAGCATCGTGTCAGCAGCTTTCTCGTGGATTTGGTTATCCAAAAGTTCCCTCCGTTACTGCGCCCCCGACAAAGGGGGCGCAGGGGTTGATGCTGTTTTTTTAAGTGGTAACGGCAGTTATTACTATTGGAGCGCAAACCGTCGTGGGATTTAAGATTTTACCGGCAAACTTGATTGTACCCGTATCAGTCTCGGTAAACGGGAAGTTGCCAGAAGACGCCAGCTTTGCTCTCACGATCTCAAAGGTGAGCTTCGTGGAGTCGTACACTGCCGAAATCATTTCAACCGACCGTATTAACTCTGTTGCGGCGGTCTGTGGCGCACGCCATATTGCCGCCGTTGTGTCGTTTGAACCTCCAAACGCAAGCAGGAAGTTCGCCCCCGATGTTTTTCTGGTTGCGAACTCAAACCGCCTCACGCTTTTCCCTGTAACAGAAACATCGGGAAACTCCGAGTCCTCGATAAAATGGTCAATATCACTGCCCGGCTCAAAGATTACAATTGCGCTACCAGGCACTATTTTATCTACCGTGGTCAGAGTGGTCCCCATTTCCCCAGCCGTGCCAACTGCTCCGATGGCAATGCTTTCGAGTTTTATCATCCGAGGATCGCTTGCAGCCATGCCTATTTACTCCTATGTTTCGTAATAAAATTTTACCCGTATATTCGAATAGCTCATTCCCGGCCGGTCATGGTCATTGTATACCGCCTGATTCTCGATTTCAAAATGGAAGTATACGCCGGTAGTGTTACTATACGCTAAAAGTCTCGCTATTGCCGCGTCTGTCATTGCCTTGAGATTTGATTCATCACGGACGCCGTTATCCAAATCCTTACAATAACAGTTGACATTTATGATCCCGTCCTGCACGTCCGGACCCCATGAAATAGGAAGAGAGTTTATTACAATATCCCTGCATACTCTGTCGGCAGGGGGCTTTGATTTCCACACCTCTCCGTCTATTGTCGTTGTAACAGACGCCACATTTAAAATTGTATACAGCCAGGTCAGGACATCGAAAGTCGTCTTCACTTAACCACCTTGCGCTTTAAGTCCTTCAAGAGCTTCTCCGCTTTTGATGCGCTCCCGGAGAGAACGTCATACCCTTTTGATTCAACTGCCGCCGCGTAGTTCATCCCGGCAATGACAATCAGGACTATCATCTTTGGATATTTCCGCGCCTCGTTCTTGAGAATTTTCCGGGCGGTTGCGACACCTTCCGGTGACTTGCCTTCTATATTTTCACTCACGACCTTGCCATTATTTGCAATGATATAACCAACCGAGGCTCTCAGGTTTCCACTTCGATCTATGTATGAGTCTAAGCCCCTGGCATCGTTTACGAACTGCTCTCCGACATATGAATACATCTCACAGAATTTATCTTCCGATCCCTTTAGGACTTGTGTGAGCTTTCTGTCAATATCGGCGTCGTTGAATGCCGCTTGCATGGTCATATCTTTATCTCTACGTGTTTCTGATAATGGAAAAGCCGCAGTAATTTATATTCCTTGTCAAATATCGTAACTATTGCCGAATCAGGTATTGAGGCTGCCTCTGTAAAAGAATCCGCAAACAACGTCCACGTATATGTTGTTTGGTCACCACTTGCGCCAATAATAAACTTCCCGGAGTTGTTCGGCTGAGCGGTGCAGGAGACGGTTACTGTTTCCTCCGCCCCCTGCGTGTAAACACCACTCGCGTTCTTTGTGCCAACCCCTCGCCAGCTTATAACCGCAGTATGTGGCAATCGTTTTACCATATCGCCTTTCCGTTTACCTTGACGCCCTTTGCATCGCCGTATCGCTCATAAATGCCTTGAGCTGTGGCCATCAAGGTTTTGCGGTCGAATACAATTGATTGAGACCCCTCTTTTATATCCGGATTGGTCGCCAGAGCAACACACACATCAGCATAAGCCAAATCAATAGCCTTAATCTGTGCGTCCGTGCCGCTGTATGTGCCAGAGCCGTTGACTCCCCGGTCAATCAGAATTTTCTCAATTAACTGCGAATCGACAGTATATTCGTTTAATGCGCTCAACGCCTGATTATTTGTCATTTAATCCCCAGCTTGTTTAGTCGTCCAGACCGTCAGCCTGCGGCGTTCCTTCGGTGTCCAAGCGGAAACATGAGTTCACGGATTCCCACGACGGAAACGCGTTGCAGATTCCGATTGTATGCTCCGTTATGGGGTTAATGTCGCTATATTTCTCAATGAGCACGTTGTCCTTTTTGCTGATAATGGCCTGTTTGGGCGGCCTCATTTCATCGGCAATGGGAGCGGCCAGAGTGTTTCCGAGTTTCAACTCCGGGATGGCGGTAACATACTTTGTGGTCCACGGGCGCACCGTCGTAAAGGTATGATTCTTTGTTTCAAGCCGCACCCGCGAATCTATGAGAATAATGGTGGGCAATCCGTCCGATTTCAGGGTTTCATTCACCTGTGAAAGCAGGGGTTTCCGTACCTTGAGCGTGCTGTCGCCCACGTACTGAATGACCTCTGTCGCCATTCTCATTTGCTGCCACTTAGTGAGATCCATAAGCACGTACTGTATGGAGTATCCCTCATCTTCCGCCGCGTCCTTGAGATCCTCAATGTCGGTGATGGGAAGATAGTTGCCGACCGTGCCGTTATTCCATACCCGCGTTGCCGTGGCGGATTCAATGACCCTTTTATTTGCATCGGGCATCTGGAAATCAATAACCTCCTGAGTTACAAGCCCGTTGTTTGTGGAGGTGCTGAGAGCAATCTGACCGGTTGAGATTGCCTGCAATGCAAGCCATTCCAGCCGAGCGTGGACGCCCTTTATGACAAAATCAACATCGTCATAAATGAGCTGCAGGATTTCGTCCTGACGCTGCTTTTTCCCGCCTTCGGTCGCCATCCAGTTGATTTGTGAGCGCAGGGTATCGTAGTCGAGGATTTCCTTTTCGTCCATTGTCCGCGATATTTTGATCGCGGGAATGTCGCCGCGCAGCTTGTCGATGATTCTCCGGCTTTTCTTGGGCGCCGATACGTTATATGCTACAACGTCCGCGGC